ATACTCCTCCTTTTGAATGTCCTTGGACAGCGAAAACATGAGGAAGTCAAAGACTTCGGCCTGATAGGAGATCGAATCGGCTTGACGTATGTCATCTGCATTCGGTTCCCCTTCCGTGAGCTGCCGTTCAGGGTGACGCTGCATGGTGGAGAGAACCTCTTTCGGTGTTTCAGGCGCCGCAGCCTCTGGTTGAAACGGTGCACGGAATTCAGAGGCCAACAGGGACTCGACAAACTTGCCATTCACATCCTGTAGGTCTTCCACCCACTTGAATCCCTTGTGAGATGTCTGATCGAGGAACGTGCGTTCGGCCTGGCGTGTCGGCAGGTCTTCGGCATTGATGTCTGCATATCCAGTGTATGCGTGAGTTCCGGGTAGAGGCTCATACGGCTCGGGTTGAACGGGCAGGATCACTACCTTCGGTACAAACACCGCCTGAACACGGTCAAATGGATCCAAAATGACCTGGAAGTTGTGACCCTTGCTACGAAGCTCTTGAAGTGCGTCCGACATGCGTGGACGATCAGAGGAACATGCGCGGGTGTGTAGCGAGGTGATTGTGGTCAGCATCTTCTTCGGAAACAGTGGGTCGCGAATGTTGACCGTGTACTTGTACTTCGCAAAGCCCTTGGCCTTGTCCGTGCCCCGTGCAACATGAGCCAAGATATCATCGTCGAGCATGACGAGTGTCCGTTCACGAGGACTGAGCTGTTCGGTCCAGAATCCACACTTGACGGATGATGTTGATGTGTCCACACGAATCACATTGCAACGGACAACGGAGGTCACGTATTCAAGTTCATCCAGGATCGTGAGGCGGCCTTCCGAGTAGGCGCGTTGAATACCCGCAACGATGCGCTCAATCTGTGTTGCACCCTCGCCCATGTCTGTCCACGACCGTGCGAATGAACAGAGCATCACGCTCTTCGGCGCGTCCTTCGGTTCGGGTACGACATCCTTCGAGTTCAAGAAATGCGGGATCGTCTTGGAAGGACGACCGAGTCCCACACGGAAGAAGTCAGCCTTTCCAGTGTCCAGACGACTCTTCTTGACAGACTTGTCATACGCAACGGGAATACCGAGGGATGCTGCAAGAGCTTCGGGAAGGTAGCCCATGCGCAGCGCAGGTGTCTTGGCTGAACTCAGAATGTACGAATCATCGCTCTTCTCAGATCCAGGCGTCATCACTTTCTTGAACGGCTGTTCCACCTTGTAGCAGCAGGGGATCTGCTTGTCCTTCAGTGTTCCGATGTAGTTCGGGAATACGGACGTTTGGTCACGCTTCATTACAGAGAATTCAGTGATATCCTCATCCTTGCCCGTGCGAACCTTGCCTTTACAGACTGGACATGCACCGTTAACCAACTGATCTTCGCGCAGGGGGATCTCGTCCTTAATGCACCAATACTGTGGACACGTTGCAATTCCTTCGCGGTTCGTGAGGGGGATGATATGCACATTGTAGTCGTCAATTCCGTCCTGATCCCTGTTCGCTTCCTTCACCTTGGTCTGCCGTTCGGTCTCGGGGTAGTTGCGAGGATTGTATTCTGCGGGGATACGTGCCTCGTCTTCGGGAGTCAGAACCACGACCTGTTTGTTCTTGTCGCACTTGCTAGGGTAGAGTGTGCTGTCGAACGTCTCGGGATCAAAGTCCTGTAGACGCTTATTGAAGTAGTTGTATGTGGACTTGTTCTTGTCTGCAACCCGTACACGCTTCTTCGGTGCTTCAGCCGGTGCAGCTTCTGGCACGACCTCTGGTGCAGCGTCAGCCGGTGCGCCCAGCCCAAGGTCGGCCAAGAAATCATCATCTACATCGAACTCTCCCACGTGAACCGCGACAGGCTGTGGCGCAGCGGCAACGGCTTCCACGGCTTCGACACGGCGGGGACAGACTGCATTGACTTCAGCATCGTCTTCGGGTGCTGTGAGTACATGGCGCAAGATACTTGCATACTTCAATGCGCGTTCAACGGTGGTAACGGCAGACAGAATCACCTCCTTATTTGAGAAGCGAAGTGTGGGAAATCCCTTGAGAACACGCTCGAGATCGAGATCATCCCCGAGATTCAGAAAGGTGCGAAACATTGACTCTGCGTCTTCCTGTGAGATGCCGATCTCTGTCAGTGTCTGCGCAGATGGAACGTCTGCTTCCTGCAAGGCCTGAAACGCCTGAACCTGAAGAGGGGTAAAGTTCTCGGCCAGTCGATCGGCGCGAAGGAGGCGGAATGTCTCGTCCTGGTAACTGAAGAGTGTCTGGAGACACGGGAACCGGCGCATGTCAAACTCGGTCACTTCTTTGGGGTAGGCTCCCAGTACACTCATATCCTGCAACTCCCAGCGAGACTCGTCGAGGTCGCGCATTTCAATGAAAGGCATCACTCCATCCAGCGTCTTGAACCACTCGTAGAGATCTTCGCGGATTGTATCCAGACTCTTCTTCGATTCCTTTCCACGCACGATTGTGAATTGGATATCACGGGGCGTAATGGCAATACGATCAAACGACGTGCGGGACGAACCGCGGTAGAGCAGCAGAGTGGGCAGACGGCGCTGTGGAAGGGTTGTGGATGTCCATGCCTTCCACATTGCGACGTCCAGTGACGGAACCTTGTTATTGGGATCCTTGACGTAGAACTTGTGACGCGTCTTCTCCTGCTTAGATGTGAAGAACCCAACATACGGTGTTTCCTTGGACAGTGTGAGCCCATAGAACATCTGCTCGAACCGTGCACGGGGTGCGGTGAAGGATGTCTCTACAAGTGGTAGGTACCACTTTGCACGAAGGATGGCGGGATGCCGAGGTTCGGGCACGGACAGTCCCAACAGTCTTGTCAGCTGCTCGGCGTTGGTGCGCAATGACCGAACGGCCGAGTCTGTGAGTCGACTCGGGGTGTCCTCGCGGAACAAGGGGAAGTATACTCGCTTCACAGTGGGACTCATTTTGGGACTCATCTCGGTTGCCCTGAATTCACCCACGTCGGAGTAGACGGACTCAAAGAGCAACTGCATGTTTCCAACTGGAATCCGAGTGGAGGCAAACGCGAACTCCTTGGGTGGCCGAGGGAGAATGATCGACCGCTCACCCGCGACACCAAACACCCGCCACTCTGAGAACCCAGCACCGGGCTTGTACAAGGCTTCGAGGGCAGCAGGACGACCATTCCAGTCTTCGCGAGAATACCTAGCCTCCTTGACTCCTGTTCCTGCGTGGATGTGTTCCAAGTAGTACTTGAACAGCTCTTGGTCGATACGCAGACCGTCCACAGACATACGCATGAACAGTGCATCCCAATTGCGAGGATCTTCGTAGTGCTGTTCGGGTAACTGGACATGGACTTCAATGAAAAGACGATCGGGGTGACTGTTCACAGCCACGGCGATGTGTTGACGCACAGTTTCCAGCGAGTCGTCCTCAAAGAACGTCACGCTCGATCCTGTTCCCGCGACGGGTACAGTCTTCGACATTATTGGTTAGGAGTATTACTTTTCATCACGTTTATAGTCCTTCCTCTTCTGCATGTTGATTCGTTCGCGATTCTTGTCGCGGTATTCTCGCATCTTCTTCCGTGTTTCTTCGGGGTTGGCCAGTCGCTTCGCCCGTTTCTCTGCACACAGTCGCTCCTTGTTCTTCTCGTAAAATTCCTTGCGTTGTGCCTTAACTGCATCCGCGTTATTCGCAATATATTCATTGTGCTTCACCTGAAGCGCTTCCTTGTTCTTTTCATAGTATTCCTTGTGCTTCTCCGCAACGACTTCCTTGTGTGCTACAACATAGTTACGATTACGCTCTAAGATGGCCTCTTTGTTTGTCTGATAATACGTTACAGCTCGCTCCTGTTTCTCGGCATCAGACGCATATGCGACCAACGTGTTGAGACATAAGGGATCGCTCTTTGCCGCTAAGATATATTCGTTCTCTTTCATACGTATCTCTGTGCGATTTGCACATGAAAACGTTTCGACCAGTTCAATTCTCACCTTATCCCATCCAATCGAGTTTATGTGGCTATATAACCTGGATGTCATTGTCTTTGACGAGTCTTTATGACCATGAAGTCTGGATTTCAATTTTGCAATGGTGGACCCATAGTAGTAGTGCCCATCGTCGCATAAAAGTTTGTATATCTTGGATTGGTCGTATCCCATTTATTCGTCTGGTCCGAAAATATGTAAATGATTATAGCGGAGAGTCCGAAATGACCATGCCACAATACGGCGTGGGCTGACGCGAGTAATTCACAGGTGTGTAGATTCCAACCTTGACGGCATCATGGAGGATGCGCTTGAAGTTCGCCCAGAACTCCGGCGTGTGTCCAATACTTTCTGTCATCAAGTGCGCCATCTCGTGCAACATCACAAACATGATCGTGTTCATATCGATCAGTGGATACTCCGGACGCTTGGTCTTAT